CCGGCGTTAAGTCAGCAATTGTATCGACGACTAGATCAGGTGTTAGTTCAGGATCAGGTGGCACAAAATCATCTGGGAAAGGATTAAATACTAGCGGCGGTTCTGGTGTCGGCACTGGTGTAGGGGCAGGCGGTAACGGCGTAGGTTGTGGCGTAGGTGGTATTGGTGTTGGCGTTGGCGGCACTGGTGTTGGCATTGGCGTTGGCGGTACAGGTGTTGGTGTAGGCTCCGGCGGTTCAGGTGTTGGTTCAGGTGTAGGTGTTGGTTCAGGTGTAGGTGTTGGCTCTGGTGTTGGCTCTGGTTCCGGTTGTTCTTCCTGTAATGCGACGCCTTCAACGTCAAGTGTGTAGACACCGTAATAATTTTCGTATACGTTTGCGTTTAGTCGGTAGTCGCCTGCTTGTAGCGTTGCCTGTATATAGCTGTCCCAGCAAAAGTTGTCTACGCCGTCATTAAAAGGGGCGCTGTCGTCGTCCTCTGCTATAACGTTGTCTTGATCATCAAAAATATATATGTATGGGTCAGCGTACACGCTGTTTGTGTCATGTGTTGGGCAGGTAAGGCTTGTGTGTGTCGTGAACGTTACGGTTGTTTCAATCTGTATTGTAAAGGTTAGGTCTACGCCGTCGCCGTCAGTTACGTCTATGTTGCAGACTAGTAACCCGTTTTCGTTTGTGTTGCAGGTTGCTGTGTTGGCTTGCGCAGGTGCCACCCATGCAAGCAACAATGTAGCAACTAAGCCACAGCGTGCCAGTATGTAAAAGGGTTTAGCCCTCGTCACCGCTGATAGTAGCCGATAAAGAAGTCGTTTTGTCCCGTACTAGTGAGCAGGTGTCATTGCCTGTAAAGCGTGCCGCAAAATAGCCTTTAAGCATGCTGAGTACAGCGGCGCCGCCAGCGCCTAAGATTAGTTTCCATTCGCTAACGCCCATATCTACGATTTGGTCTACGCCTATCATGCCTGCTGTCGCTTGTACAAACGTACTAATAACTCTTTCTAGTAAATCTTTTACGTCAATCTGCATATAATGTCCTCCATGTGTTTTTGCCGCATAACCCGTCAACTACAAGCCCAGCTTTCAATTGGTATTTCTTTAATGCGCCTATAGTTTGCGGACCGGCTATGCCGTCAACTTCCAGCTTAAAGCCTTTTTTGTTTAGTTGTGTTTGCATCATTTTAACATGAGCGCCCCTACTGCCCTGCTTTACTAGCCGTGTTGTTTTTGCTGGCTTCTTGGGCGCTGGCTTGCTTGTAGGTTGTACAATTTTGTTGCCTGTTCGGTGTTGCCTTACCCATTCCATCATGTATTTTTCAGGGCAACTAGTACTGGCTAGTTCTTGATGCCCTTTTAACCATAGTTTGTTGCTGTATCGTTTCTGTATGTCTGCTACTAGCCATACAAATGAAACTAAAGTTTTTGCTGGTATTGGTTTTGTGCCGTCTCCGGTGTAGCAAATACTTTCTGTTCTACTGTTGTATGGGCGTGTAGCGGCTGATACGACACCAGCGCCTCGACCTTCATAGATGACGCCTTCTTCGTCTATTAGCCAGTTGTATGCTATGGCGTTCCACCCGTTTGCGTCCATGTGATGCCGTTCAAATGCTTTGACTGCTGTAACCCCTTTAGGACCGTTTTTTACGCCTGAATGATGTATGGCAATGCCTACAACACGTTTCTTGTTGAGGTTAGTGAATCGGCTTTTAGGTCCTCGACTGCCCCAGCCTGCACGGGATATTATGCTACTCATGACGGCTGATCAGGCAAGTTAGCGGTGTCTGCTGGTGTCCATGAAGCTGGGAAGTCTCTTAATGCTTGCCGATAATTAGCCCATTCTTGTTTTTTGCTGTCGCTTAGTGGACTGTCTGGCATTTGTGTCCAGTCTGATTGCGCTAGTAAGCTGTTACGCTCGTCTCGCATATCGCTAATGCGTGTTGCGTCGTTTATTTCTTCGTTTATTCGCCCATTGCCTAGTGTTACGTTCATGCTACTTTATACCAACCGCTTAATTGCATATCTGCTAGATTGCCTGATGTTAGCCAGTTATCCGGTGCATTACTTTTAGTTATGTGTGCAAAAGAAAAAGTTGCGTTAGCGGCTTGGCAATATATACCTGCAGTAGTGCTACTGATCCCAACTACCTGCCCAAAAAATAACGTGCCGCTTTTATCTGGTCGTAACCATCCCGTGCCCATTGGCGGATACTGTAAATCACTAACTGAATTGACAGGCAATGTAAACTGAAACGGTCCAGAAGTCGAATACACTGTGTCACTAGCGCCAGTAAATTCTAATTGCCAAAAAACTAGCTCGTTTATTTGAGCGTATTGTGCCTGCACTGTTGCACTATTTACCGTTAAATTTGTCCAGCTTGGAGTCCATGATTCAAAATCAGCTATAGCGTTTAGCTGTGCGGCTGTAATCACATTTCCTGAAACAAAGTCAAACGGATTAGTCATGCGTCTACCCTAGCCTATTAGAACCTAAAAGTCCTATATTCGTATCGTCTAACTTGAGCGACTGATTGTCGTCTGCTGTTGCTAGTCGTAACGTTATGGTTGTGTCGTTGGGGCTAACGTGTATCATGCGCCCAGTTATAACGCTTTGATAGGTTTTTTCTGAACTAGCGCCGGTAGCGGTAAACGTGATTTTTGCGTGACTAAATAAGCATGTTTGTACGCTTAGGAAGTCTGCGTAGTTTTGTCTGCTACTGCTGTCTATTTGTTGATCTATTGCAGACATACTCAATGTTGCTGTTTGCGCTGTGAAGTGTACGGTTGGGAAGCGCTTAACCCAGAAGTTGCCTATGAATGATTTTTCGGTGTCTGTGGCACCGCCAAACACTACTGGTATTACTTTGTTGTATGTCACGCTTCTTATGCCTTGTGTGTCTTGGCTTGTTGTGTCATTAACAAATGTGGCGCCGCTACCGCTTGCCGGTAGTTGTGCTTGTATCTGTGCCTGATTCACGGTGTCGACGGTGTTGTACTGGGTGCTAACGTTTTTTAGTGGGAACTTGTCGGCGGTTTTGTCACCTGTCATGTCAAACGTTTTAAAGTGATCTGTACTGCTGACTGTTTCTTTTGTGAGTAAACGGTTTATGTAGGCGGCGTTTAGCGTCCATTTCGCTGTACTACTGTCATATGTTGCGGTTGTCGGAAACGCTACAGCAGGACCACTGGGTAGTACTTGGTTGCTTATGTAGTCGCGTGCTGTTCCGTCCTCAAATTCTTGTATTATGCCGCTGTAACCTATTGGGTACGTTGCTGTTTCGGCAGGGTCTACATTATTTAGCTTAGAAAAGGCGGCTACTGTTGCGTTTGTTGCACCAAATTTGGGAAAAGGCACGGCGTCTACGCCTGTTGCATTACCGTTGACAATGTCTTGTGCTACTGCGTCTAATTCACCGTATGCGGCGCTTGTGTCTATTGCTGTTACTGCGTCACGCCCAGCATATGTGTAGCAGTCGGCTAGTGTTAGCATGACTGTTGCGTAGTTGCCGTCGTCCTTAAAATCCATGTCAGTAACGACCATGTAAGCAACGTCAGCGGTGCTAGTCGTAGACCCGTCGTTAATGTCGCATGTTATACGTACTATTTTGTTAAACCATGTAAACGCCTGATATGTGCCGCCGCCTGACGGTGTAAAAATGTTGCCGGTGTTGTCTAGGTGCATGTAACCGCCAAACGTAGCAAAACGCCCTATTTGCACGTTCTGATGAATGCTAAACCCTAATACGTTGCTTGTTAGGTCTGTTGTTGTGCTAGCGTCTAGAAACTCGACCTGCCATGTGCTTGTAACGGTCATTTTCTTACAAGGTTGTTTACTGCTAGCGGTATGCTTCCGTTGCGCCTTACGTAGTCTTCTAGGGCTTGTACGACGTCGTTGCCGTCAGCACCAGCAGGCATGTTAACAGTTATGTTCATAGTGCCCATACCGCCCATTTTTGATAAGGGGATAACTGCTTCCGGTTCACCGCCTTCGCCGATCATAGCTAAAGTAGGACGCGTAACAATGCCACCACTAGCCAAGTTTGGTATAAATGGTGCTAATACTTTGCCTACTGGCGTTTCTGCAAATGATTTTCTAGCTGTTTCGCCTATTTCGCCGCCACCTGTTAGCACCGGACCTACAACTTGTTTAGATAGTTCAATTAGGCGTTTAATAAAATTGATTGCTTTTTCTACCGTTTTTATAAATTCTTTTGTGTCCTCAACTAAGAAGTCAAATATTTGCCCTAGTTTTTCGCGTGCTTCTGGTGACGTTGCTACAAGTAACGCTATAGCGCCTACTATTGCGCCTACTGCACCTGCTATAGCCGCCATGGGTACTACTGCAAGCATAAGCGAAGCTTGCAAAGAGCCTAACGCTACTTGAACTGTTGTGTACCATGCTGTTGCTATCATTGCGGCTTTAAAAAGTGCGTATGCTGTTGTTGCGCCACCTATTGCACCGGCTAACGCTGTGTATTCAAATTTGTTGTCTTTTATGTGTTGTACAACTGTGTCAAAAGCCTTCGGTATTTCTGTTTGCGCCATGTCGAATAGATTCTGCATTGCTGGTATAACGTCGTCATTTATGACGTCTTTTATTTTGTTAAAACCGGCTACTAACGCTGGTATAACCGTTTCGCCTACTATTTCCTTAATTGTGCTTGCTATCTTCGGTAGAAACTCTACTGCTAGGTCTTTAACTGGTATCAGTAATTCTTTAACTTTGTTAAATACGTCCTGTATTTTTGGTGACCAACCCTCAAATTTAGTTATAAGCCTGCCAGTAACGTCCGCCATTTTCTCAGCAATAGGCAACAACACCTGCCCCAACGTAATACCCAAATCCTTTAACCTAGCGTGCAGTATTCGTTGCGTGTTCGCCAAACCTTCACTAGTGCGCTTAAAATCGCCTGTAGCGCCCTGCTCTCCCAGTTGTTGCATAATAAGGCTATGGCGTGCAAGTATCTTCTGACCTTCGCTTAATTCCTCACCCTGCTCTATTAATCCCATGTTGAGGGCTTCTGTTTCGACAGCGGCGGCATTCATTAACACGCCAATAGATTGCAACGGTTCTACACTACCCCTAAGCCCAGCGTTAAGTTTCTCCAGTGCTTGTTCTGGTCGTAGATTATTAAAGCTAGCAACGTCAGCAGACAATGTAACTAGGTCGCTAGCGAAGCCGCTTAGTTCGTCGCCTGTCAAACCGGCGGCTTTACCAAACACACCAAACGATGACGACGCTTCTAGAAACTCTGCGCGTGACAGCCCTACTTCTGTAGCGGCACTTTTCGCGGCGTCCTCAATACCCTTTGCGGCGCTACCGAATATCTGATTTGCCTTAGATAGTGATTCTTCAAAATCAACTGCTAAACCTATGCTTTTAGCGCCCAAACCTGCAAATGCGGCACCAGCGGCAACACTAAATTTACCTATCTGCTTTGTGACGTTGCCCAGTGATTGTGTGGCTTTACCTAACGCTTTGCGTAACGGTTTGCTATCACCGGCAACAACTACGTTAATGATGCTGGTTTTTTTCGCCATTTATAAGCCTGCCTTACGCTGTATTTTCTTGACACCCTTAAAATAGGCGTTGAATACTTCGCCCCTGCGCTGGTCTAACGCATCATATAGAAACGGTTGCGGCTGTATACCTCTTGCTGGGAATCCAAAGTGTATGACGCCTGCATACGGTACCCGTTTAAACCCTGCCCGCACCCTACCTGCGGTTTTAGTTCCTGCTGGGCGTATCGTATCAGCTAGATTGCCTGTGCGTCGTGGCACTATGTCTTTAGCACGGTCACTTACAAGCGTAGCAACGTCAAGATTTAAGGCTTTTAGGTCTTCTAGGTCGTTCCCCATGCGGCGTAGCTCTCTGCGTAATTCTTTGACGCCTGTCGCTTTGATACTTTGTGCCATGTTACCTGTTTCGCTTACTTGCTCGTTCTCTCTCTTTTTGTATGTCGTTGTGCGCCATTGTCAACGCTCGTAACTCGTACGGATCGCATTCTAAAAGCTGTGTATAAGGTTGTCTGGTGATGAGCGCTAACCGAGCGATTGTATATGCTGTGGCTCGCTTGTTAAAAAATCGGGTTCACTCTCCACTAGCGTTATATCTGCTATTTCGGTGCTTACCCACTCATCAAACAACTTAACTACCCTGCCGCTTTCGCGTGTAGCGGTCCATGCAAGCCAGCATATATGCTCGATGCTTGGGTCGTTACTGAAAGCCCCAGCTAGTGTTGTCTTAAATTCGCGTTCGAATGCTATTGCTGTCTTTAGGCTTATTGACACTGTATACGCGTCGCTGTCACCGCTTGGCGTAATTTGTAGCCTGATGTCTGACCCTAGCATCGTACTAGCTCGTTGCCTTTACGGGCGCCGCCGCCAGTTGCCAAGATATTGAATGCGTAGCTAATTCACCAATTGAACCATTAATTGAGTCCCATTCAGTCACTACACAACTGCAGGTAAAAGACGGGTTGGTCGCCGAGACGCTACCGCTTGCAGGTTTAACTACTACTGTCGTTACTGTGCCTATTAATGGGTAAATGGTTGCTTCTGTCTTTGACGCCGCAAAATCAGCATTGAAATCTATATCAATAGTGCCGTTTGTCAATCCGCCTATAAATGTGCGCGCGCTGTCACCCATAGCGGTTGTTTCTAAACTGTCGGCGCTTTGCGACAACGTCACGCTGGTAACGTAACTGCTTAGATCAACGCTATTAATGGTAACGCTTGCGTCGTTTAGCATAAATTCTGCCATTGTTTACTTATCCTTTTTTGTTGTAGGGTTTGTTTCTTTCAAATGTCCGCCCAGTATTAGGGCTTCTATGTTTGCGCCTGCTAACTGCTTATCTGTTACGCTGTCGCCTTTTTCGTGACCACTAAGGTTATCAGATGTCACTTCGTATTTACTCATGCGAGTACCTCCAAATCTAACTGTACGCCTAAGAATACCGCATCCGCAAAGGTTATGGGTCCATAGTTGCGTGCATTCGTAACTGTAACGCTTTTCGCTTCGCTACCTAGTGTCTGATCGGCTTCTAATGCTGTTGGCACCGTCACAAGATAATCGTTAAGCAGTTCCTGATTTGCTGTACTCTCGAAACGTTGCGCCGCTACCACAATATCAAACCGGCACGTTGCTAGCCCAGCGGCTACTGTACCCATTGCTTCATGGAACGTAATCGCATTGTTACTGGGCACGACTATAGCGCATGGTGGTGTAAGAAAGTCTGGAACGTAGTCATAACAACTTACAAATGCTTGCGGACTGCTGACGGCTTCTAACCGTGTTTTAATGCCTGCCCTAATGTTGTCGTAATCCACGACTATGCCGCCGCCGGTAGTTTCAACCCTCGTAGTAACGCTATCACTTCTGGGTCCGTCCTCGATATACGAACGAAGCCGACATCTACGCTACCAGCCTGAAAGCCTAACGGACTGCTACGACGCTGATATAGCCTAGCGGCTATGACTAGCGCGCATTGCTTAACCTGATCAGGTACAGTCATCGCATAACCATAGAACGCTGTTACCTGCAACGTAGGGCGCCCGTAACGTCCCCTAGTGAATGAGTCACCGTCAACACGCCTAATTACCCTGTATGGCGCTGTGTTGCCGTCTAGAACGTAATCTGTAGTGATTGTCAGCGTTGTATCGTAGGTGCCGTCTAGGTTTGTGTCTTCCTTAACAACTAATGAATCAGTTTTAGCAATATCGTCAACGTATACGGTGTAGTCGTCATAGGCTACATACGTTTTAGCGGTAGCGCTACTAGGTACTACGAATGTGCGCCCAGTGAGCTGATTAATCTCACCTTCTGCGGCAAGTATGGCGTTATCTATCGCTGTATCTTCTGACGTGGTGCCTGAAGGTATGCCAAGATAGGTTTTAACTAAGGCTTGCGTTGTGTAATTGGGCATAGCCTACTTCTTCTTAGCAGGTGCCTTTTTAGCAGGTGCCTTTTTAGCTGTTTCCTTCTTAGGTTTGTTTACTCGGCTAGGTGCTTGTTTTTCCCATAATGATTTTGACATTGTGTCTCTTTCTGAGAGGTGAGAGACGGCACCGGCTACCAGTGCCGCCCCTCAAGACTCAATTTAGAATGGATTTACCAATCCGGTGCCTGACAGCATACTAATTGATGCTGGGTAGCGCCCACCAATAAAGCATGCGTACTGGTATGCAACAAGCGTAACCGTGAGGTTTAAGCCTGCTGTTTGGTCCATTCGCACCATTACTGGTTGTGTGTTGTCTTCAAATAGGAGCATGTCTGCGCGTCGAACAATGAAGATTACGTCTTCGTTGCCGCCTGCACCTGCCGCAGTTGATATCTTGCCTGATGTTACTACTGGCAGACCTGCAACGCTTGCGCCTGTGACGCCGTAACCTGCAACTGGTCCTACACCCATAGAATTGGTAGGAACCTGCTGGCTGGGTACAACAAGGGGGCGTCCGCTAGAATCTGTCTCACTTTGTAAGAAAGCTAATCTTCGTGGGTGCATTACCAAAAGATCAGCGCCTGCAAAACGGTTGCTGTTTATTTGTTGTATGCCGTCTACAATTTTTTTGTAGAGTTCAGCGCCTGTAGGTGACCCGTCAGTATAGGTGACACTGTTAATGCCACTAATGTTTGATAGTCCAAGCAAGTTGCCTGATGACCCTGAACCGTTAAGTACTTGGTCTTCTAGCACTGTTGCTACTGCGCCCATCATGTCAGCGGCGATAAGTGTATCTATGCCGGTGCCACGATCAATGGCTTGCCTTGATATTTGCTGACCAGAAGCGATAGTGCGAACGTCTACGGTAAGTAGGGTGTCGTCAATATCTGTTTCTGATACTGCGTTATTTTCGGCGGCTTGAGCGGCGGCAGAACTGCCAGTTGTTACTCTTGACACATTAATACTCATTCCGTCAGTGGGTAGCTGAAGGCTAGTGCATTGGTCGGCAAATGGTCGCCCTGCTCGTGCAAGTTCAGCGGCTAGTTGCGTTAAATACTGTGGTACGACTAAACCAGCGTAGTTTGCGGTTGTGCCGTCCCTGTGTTCAATGTCCATTTCTTGCCTGTGTCGCCTGATACGGTCACTTGCGTCAATGTCGTTGTTGTATTGCATGTTGTATAGGTCAGCAAAGAAACTAACGCTACGGTTGTGTTCTGAGTAGGTGTGTGGCTCGTTTGTAACGACTACGTTGCCTACTGCTCGTACTTCGCTGTCATCGGTAGCGGCTACTTCAGCGCGAAGTTTAGCGGCTTCCAAGTTAGCGGTTTGTACGTCGCGTAGTTCTTGTATTCTTGCGTCAAGTTCTACTGCTCTTGTTGCCAGGTCTTTTAGGCTGGTGTCTTCTGTTTCGGTCAAATCACGTTCTTCGTCAGCGGCACGGTTAACTAGACCTTCTTGCGCTTCTGAAATCTGTGATCTTTCCTCGATAAGTGAATCGAGTAATTTCATTAGATTTTCTCCAAATAAT